TCTATCGCAAGGAAGTGAACTCATCAAGAGTTTTCATCTCCTGGCGGTCCAAGGAGGGGTCAAACCCTCCTGAACTGCAGGTGGTGATACGTCCGGGTGGAGACCTGGACCAAGATGAGCAGACTGCCCTAAATGCCTTCATGATGTCTCTTAAGAGACTCGCGGAGGCCACGGGTAGTCGTATCATCGACTCTTGATGTAGCTGCTTACTTCGTAAGCTGACGGCAGGGCTATGGATAGTTAACCTCTGATAAGGAGGGACTATGAAAATCCTGACGTCACTCTGGTCCTGTATTGCTAATGAAATGGCAATACGATGCCGCACTAGCGCCACCTCTGACATAAATACTGTCAGAGGCCGGGTTGAACACGAGGGGCTATCGTTTTTGGCGATAACCCTGGCAGACTTTGGAAAAGTCATCGAAAAATGGCTTGACCAAGGTTTTGTCGTCCCTTCGGACGTTTCCTCTTTTAAGAAGAATCGTCTTACTGGTTTCCCTGTATTTCTACAAGGTTTCCTTGGACGTGTGTTCAATCCCTCTAGTGGTGTATTGCTGGATAGTCCAGACATAGAAGCAATTTATGCTTTGCGTCAACTCACGTTGATGTTTAGCAAAATCGCCCTCCCGAGGGTTCCTGGAAAGGAATCCGCTTCTGGGGTTGTTAGCCCTAGACGCGAGAGGCGAGCTATGTCTGAATATGTCCAGTGTGAGCAGGATGTACGTGAATCCGATGCACGTATTGATCCGTCCTATTGGGACGATTTCAAGCGTATGTCGAATTTGCTTTTTGGAGAAGTCTTCTCCAAGGTTGACAGAGATGTCAGTTTTGGGAGACTTCTTCCTAAGCACGGACCAGGCGCTGTTGCGGATCGTCTTAGCAGTAATGCTAAGTACGATTCGCGAACCTGGACCGCCCGCCTCCAAAGGCTTATGCCTGCAGAGGAGTTCCTCATCCCAAACCTTCATTTTCGTGAAGAATTGGGCGAGGAGCTTAACATCCTCG